ACTACCCTCTAGGAACTGTATGGACAGCCGAGGTAGAATATCGCGTCTCAAACGGAGAGGGCGGCTGGGATCCTTTATAGGCATACTACGCCGTAACATTCAACCAGGCGTGATGCCTGGCTTTCTACATGGCTGACGAGAACATGACTCCTGAGACAGAAGTCACCTCTACACCCGCTCCAAGTGGCAACGAAATGATGCCCCGCTCTGAAGCAGAAAACCTTTTAAAGGCTCTGAAGGCTGAGCGGGAATCACGCAAGCAGTACGAGAAGCAAGTCAAGGATCAGGCCGCTCAACTAGAGCGCTTTGCTGATGTTAATCCAGACGAGTGGACTTCAATGCAGGCTGAGATCGCCAAGGCAGCTCAACTGCAGGCTCAGTACGGTGAAGCCCGAGAGGCTATCGAATTGAAGTACAGCAAGCAAGCAGAGGCCGCTGCTATCGAAGCCAGTGCTGCCAAGAGCGCATTAGCTGATTACCAGAAAAAGTATGCACTCGAAAAAGTCTTTCATGCCGCTGGTGGTCGCACCGACGCAGCTGATGGTGTGTCATTCTTTGATATGATGTCGCAACAGATTGGTGGGAACTTCCGTCAAGAATCTGACGGCTCTTTGACTGTGGTTGACGGAGCGGGAGATCCTGTCTTAGACAAGGAGTCCGGCAAGCGTATTTCAGCAGAAGACTTTCTTGCTAGCTACAAGGTTCACCCTATCTACGGAACCTTCTTCAAGGGTGCTAAGGGTGCAGGGGCTGGTATTGGCTACGGCGGAACCGACACAAACGGCATGCCTACAGAGGATCTGAGTACTCTATCGTCGTCTGAGTTATTCCAGCGAGCCTTTGGTCAGTAAGTCTAATTAATTCGCTTAAAAGATGGGCTTCCAGAGAGGAGCCCTTTTTTCATGCGAAAGATTGGTATTAGGTATTATACTATTAGAGATACCCAATCAATGGGCACCGAGATGGTGTGCCTTGGGCGGGTGTCAGCTCAAGGAGCGCGATGCTCTGCGGCTAAACATCCATCCTTTCACCTATCTCAAGGTTTTTATTTTACAATGGCACTTACTCTTCTAGAATCACAAAAGCACGCTAAGACTCCTCAGGAGCTAGCAGTGGTAACTGAGCTTGCAGCTGGTCAGCTCATGTCCGTCCTCCCATTCCGCAATATTGAAGGCAATGGCCTTTTCTGGAAGCGTGAAGAGAGCCTGCCCGACGTGGGATTCCGTAACTACAACGGCGCTCTTGCTGAGAGCTACGCTGAGGTATCACAGCAAAGCGAATCCTTGAAGCTGTTCGGCGGCGACATCAAGGTTGATCGCGCTATCGTTGACCTCGAAGGCGCTGAAGCTAAAGCTTATCAGGTTCAGTCCCGTGTTCGCTCCATGCGCATGGCTTGGGAATCACTGTTCATTAACGGCGACTCCAACCTTTCACCTTCTGAATTCGACGGCCTTGCTACTCGCATCGTCAGCGGTTCTTCACAGTACTTCGCTAATGGCGGTGGTGCTCTTGGTCTTGGCGTTCTTGACGAAGCTATCGACAATGTCGACGCTCAAGGCGGCCGCAAGTACCTGATCATGTCGAAGTCTGCTCGTCGCGCCCTTAGCCGTCAAGCACGTACCAACACTCAGATCGAAATCACTCGTAACGAATTCGGTTACCAGCAGATGATCTACGCAGGCGTGCCTGTGCTTGAGTTGGACCGTGACCACAAGAACGTTGCTATCCTTGACAGCGATCCTGCTGCTCAGGACATCTACGTGGTTTCCTTCGGCAACGATCACCTGACTGGAATTCAGAACGGTGGCGTGAGCGTCCGCGAACTGGGTGAGTCTTTCGACCAGCCTCAGCTCATCACTCGCTGCGAGTGGTATTGTGGACTTGCTCTGATCAACGGCCGTGCAGCTGCACGTATCGCTGGTGTCGACGCAACTATCGATCCTTCCTGATCCAATCTAACAACTAAATAGAGAACGGGGGCCACGAGCCCCTTTTCTTGTGCTTAGGTAATATAGTATGTTAAGACCTCGCTCTGGTAAGGTCTCACAAGTCCTAATTCTCTACATTCTAGGAGTTCAATCATGGCAGCACGTTCATCCGGTCTCTTCCCTCGCGAAGGTTTTAACCTTGACGCTGAGTGCGAAGTTACCACCAGCCCTACTGCAGCCGCAGTAACCTTGGCTCATGCTAAGACCATCCGCCTTATCGTTATCGGCTTGGCCGGTGGTGATGCAACCATTACTGTTGGCGGCCAGACCGTTGAGGTTGCAGCAGCTACCGATCTTGATCCTAACGGCGTGGGCATTGCTCACATCCGTGGCGCACTTTGCGACGCTGACAACAACATTTCCTACAGCTTGTCTGCTGGTACTGTTGGCGGCGTGTTCTACGAATTGGTCGACGGCCCTAAGCGCTGATCTAACCAGTAACTTTTCACAGGCCCCTTCCGAGGGGCTTTTTTAATGCGGAACCCTAGAAAGATACAACAGTGGTCTCAACCATGGCAGATCCTATTTACGGCATTCACCAGTCCCAGCCGTTTGACATTTACAGCTACATGAAGGCTAATGCCAAGAAGCTGAATCTTGTTGGACGTTTTTCTTATCTGCCCAATCTACTGCAGAAGCCAGAAGTAGGAATTCAGAAGGGTATGGATTTCATCATTAGTGACGAGGTCGCTTATTATGATGAACCCCTTATGAATGGTCAGGTACGTCGCTATTCAAAGATTAAAGGATTTCTTGCTGACTACTCTGCTACTAGAACTTATAGCGAAAGCAATGCTAACATTAAATTAGTAGAAGAAGAAATCGTCAGGCTTGGCTATACTGATATTGTAGTAACTGATTCTCTTGACAACAGCACTGACTTGGCCTATGCCTTAGGCGTTCCTCCTGAAAGGATTGGCCTAATCATGAGTGCAGCTGAGATTATTGAAATCAGGGCAGGCGTCCCAAGCTACATCAACGACAGTATCTCCACAATGGATGCCCCTTATGACGGAGAGGGCTATGCAAGGGTCAATGGTGCGTGGGTCCTGAGTGATCACATGGTTCATCCCGACATTGACGGTGGCACTGCTTACGTTTGATCGGCAAACTAACTTAGATTCAGGTACTCCTATGGCAATTAGCCCCGAAGATCGTTCAAGTCTGAAGCCTCTGCGTGGTACGTTTGAGGCTCTGAACGCTAATGTCTTGGATATCAAAGAAAACGAGATCTGCTATGCAACAGATACTCAACAGATCTACATCAAGGCCGCAGGTGCTTTGGTAGCAGTAGGTGCCAACCTTGGCCTTTCTACTTTGTCGGCGCTGTCGGACGTGCGGGTAACAGAGCCTAGTCCTGGGGACGCTTTGTTATATCAAAGTGGTGAGTGGCGGAATGGCGGAATGCAGGATGGTGGAAACTTTTAAGCCTGGGTGAAGACTAGGAGAGTAGGCAATCTAGAAGGTACCAAGGTTTGCAAACCTCTCAATGGCCAACCAAATTCGCATTAAACGCAGAGCCGCCACAGGCTCAGCTGGAGCACCTTCATCACTCAAGAACGCCGAATTAGCCTTTAACGAAGCCGATAACGTACTTTACTACGGTTATGGCGACGACGGCAACGGCAACGCAACATCCATCATCGGTATCGGTGGCGACGGTAACGTCGTTTCTTTGGGCGGTACCCAAGAGATCACCGGCAACAAGACTTACAGCGGAAGTTCTGACTTCACTGGACCCCTCAAGATTGACGGCGTCACTGTTTCAGCTACTGCAGCTGAGCTGAACAAGCTTGACGGCGCAACAATCACAACTGCAGAGCTTAACTTCCTTTCAGGTGTTAGCTCCAACATCCAGGCTCAACTGAATAGCATTCAGTCTGATGTCAACCAGAACGAGTCAGACGCTGACGCTGGCATTGCTGCTAACGAAGTTCACATCGACAACCTGGTAAGCCTTTCTGGCGCTGCCAAGGATGCTACCGATCTTGGCTCCTTCACTGGCTCCACGATTACCGACTCGACCTCAGTCAAGGCTGGCTTGCAGGAACTGGAAACTGCTGTTGAAGCAGCCCAGGCTAATGCTGACAGCTCTTCCGAAGTCAAGACTCAGGTAAGCGTTGTTAACTCTAACCACTACCTGACTTTCGTTGCAGATAACAACAGCACTCCTACTGCAGAGGCTGTTAGGACTTCTGGCGGTGTCAAGTTCAACCCTAGCTTGAACATCCTGCGTGTCTCCGGTACTGTATCCGCTGACTACCTGACACTTAATTCGATCAACGTCAACGCTACTGCTACCGAGATCAACATCCTCGATGGCGCTACGCTGACCACTGCTGAGCTGAACTACGTCGACGGCGTAACCAGCAACATCCAAGCCCAGATCGATGCAGCTACCTCTGACATCACAGATCTTCGCTCACTGAGCGGAACTTCTGACGGCGAGACCAGCCTGGGCGATTTCAGCGGCGTAACCATCTCCGCTAACCGCAACATCAAGCAGGCTCTACAAGAACTTGAGACCAGCGTAGAAAGCAAGGGCTCCGGTTCTAGCTTGACTGCACTGACTACTGCTGTAGGCGACCTCAACACTCTCTCTGGCGTTTCCCAGAACGAGACTGACCTTGGTGAGTTCACT